TACTTGTTTTGCCATTGTTATTACCTCATATATTGCAGTGCCACATGGCTGTGGGTAGCTGCTTCGGATGTCAGGGCCAGATATTACTGGGTAGCTGACTAATTCTTATCCCATAGTTGGACTTAGGAATGATGATTGTTGTGGAGGTCTCATTTTTACTTCAGGAGGGGATGTACGATTTTTATCTTTGTAATTCTTGTACCACCCTAGTAATCTTTTTGCTCGACTTGCTTCTAGACCTACACTAGAAATATTTGGATTATTAATATAACCTTCTATTAAAGCATCTTCTGTGTTTGCTTTTTGATTGAGTATTCTCTTAAACGTTACGGGATTTTTAAATGCTCCCCCCCAATCCATAGCAAAAGCTGATACTTTATCTTCTGGGTTATTAAAATTTTTGTAGTCTTTTCCGTGTATCTTATCAAACTTGTCCTTTTTAAACTTATAAACTTTAAAATTTAATTCTGAAACTTGTTCGTCTGTAAGATTTAATTCTGGTAATTTAGTTGCACCTAAACCTCTTACTTGTTGTGCATTAGTAGCTCTACCATCTCTACTGTCTAGTAGATGCCCATTTAAAGTGTAAGGTTGTATAGCTGCATAAAGTTCTTTACTTAATCCCATGTTTTTAAATTCTAATGGGGAAAATTGTCCTAGATCAATACCTAAGCCTATTGTAACTCCACTTTTTTCAAAAGGTTTTCCCGATTGGTATCTAGGAACATATCCTTTTCTTTTAGTGAAACCTTTTGGGGGTTTTTCAATTGCATCTAAAGCATCATAAGTTATTTTCTGAAATTCATCTTGTGGTTTATATTGATCCGTAACAGCAAAAGGTTTTTCTTTACTAGTTACAACTTTAGAAGTTTTTAAATCAGTAGGTCTGGACTTAGGCATGTCAGACTCTTTTAGTTCTTGTTTTTCTGTTTCTTTAGGTGATAAAAACCCTGCAACATTATCTCTTATGCTTTGATATACTGCCCTACCTATATCTTGTATAAAACTACCTTCGTCACTTCCCATCATACTAGATTTATCTTCTTTGAGAGTTTCGTCGTTTGTAACTACATCTCCCTTTGCCTTTGCAACAAATCCACCACGAGCAGCTTGACTTTGTGCTTCTTCTTGTCTCCGTTGAACTTCTTTTTGTCCACGTTTATTTATTTTTTGTAATTTGTCGTAGCCTATCTCTTCAGCTATAGCTTTTGGTATATAAACTTCATTGCGAGATACAGCTAATTTTACACTTTTCTCTACTGGTATTGTAGGATTTCCGTACTGAATGTCAACACCTTTTTCTCTAAGGCTTTTAATTGCTTCAGTAATCATGGTAACAATGTCTTGTCTTCCTGCAAATTGAGCAGCAGGTGCGTTAATGATAAAGTCACCTTCTTCTGCTTCTAGAGGTATATCGTCTGCTATAGTTTGTTGTTCTGTAGCGTTCCCTTGTGGTGCAATAAATCCTGCTCCTTGTACAATTTGAGATACGCCTTGTTGATTAGCTACACCACCTTCTTGTTTACCAATTCTACCACCCATAGCAGTGGCAAATCCACCACCTCCACCAAATCCACTATCCCCCATAGAACTAGGATCAGCACCGTCATCATCATTGTTATTATCATCGCCCGTGTTTATGTTGTATTGTTGTATAGTAGACGGTAGAGTTGCTTCTTGCATTTGATAGGTATCAGCATCAGCCTGATCTTCTCTTTGATTAACAGCTTCTACTGAATCGAACGATGGTAATTCTTCTACAGTAACAGGAGAAAGTGGTTCTACTGTTCCGAATATAGGGTTAGCAACAAAAGGTGGTTCTGTTACTATAAAATCATCGCCCATAATATTAGAAAAAGGGCTTCCTAAATTTTGTAAAAATTCTGTTGTATTAGGGGTAGATGTTATTTCACCACTATTTATTTTATTTAGTAAGTCTTGTGCTTCACTTGCTGTTAAATTGTTTGCTCCTGCAATATTTGCCCTACTTCCACTGTACCCAATACCAGTACCTGTATTGATCATTTCTCCCATGCCCATAATAAAGCCACTACCATCTGTTTTGTAATTTAAATTACCTGAACCGTCTAGAGCAACGCCTGTAACTGCTCCTGTTCTACCAAATCCTAAATTAATCTCTCCACTGTCTTCATCGTAAAGACCGATTTGTTTTTCTCCTGCTCCAACTACCCTACTACGATCGTAGTCTTCTCCTGCAGGTATGTTTGCTTCCATAGCAAATGGTGATACGTAGCCTTGTCTAGATACTATTGCTATCACTGCATTTATATTTGGGTACTCTACCCCGTTAAATATAACAGGACCTTGAACATCAGACTCAGCGTATGTGCCTACAGACGTATTATCTGTTATACCTAAAGCGTTCATAAACGCTGTACGATTTTCACTTTGACTAAGACCTTTTCCAAAAGCAGGCGATGTAGTTAAGTCTATGACTCTACCTGTTGATTTTTCTTGTACCTGAACAGCACCATATCCTGTCATTCCAACCACTGCAGCCCTAGTGTCTGCTTCTTGGGCATCTACAAGTCTATCTCCCATTTTGTTTGCGAGAGTACCTAGTCCGGGAACAGCACTAAACATGGTAGCTGCATCTACAACACCTGCAACTCCGGGAACTTTTGTAGCTACCGTTTTGCCAGAAACAGGACTTGATCTTGTTTCTACAGACGCAGGGCCACTTACAAAAATTTCATATAATCTGTCACCTGTTCTTTCAAGAAAAGTTTTTTCTTCTTCTCCCGCAGCATTAGTAGTGCTAGATGTTTGTATCTGTACATTTTCACCATATGCTGCTTTCCTAAGTTCCACAGCTTCTAATAGATCAGCTTCACTTAAGTCATAATCAAAGGTTGTAGCACCAGCACCTCCGACGTTAGTAAGAAAGTCTGATCCTGATTCACTAGTAGTTGAGGATTCCGTGTTAGTATCTTCCAAAATAGGTTGATTTAAGTTAGTATTAGTAAAACCATCATATCTTTCGTATTCAAGAACGTCTGTATTAGAAGATACACTTCTATTCCTATCATCTATAGACGGTGGTGGTGTATATTTATTACCTTTACTGTCTACAATAGCTCTAGTTCCATCTGGAAAGTATCTAAGCTTTGCATCGGGAGGAAGAGAGTCATAAAAGTCAGACGCCGCAGTTTTTTTCTTAAAAGCAAGCAAATCTATATTGTTATCTTCAAATGGTGATGGATAATTTGACGGTATAGACAAGTTCTTTTATTCCTTATTAAACTTACTGTTGAGTGCCAAGAGGGTTTCCAGTAAAGCCGCTTTCCCCTGCAACTGGCGTAGCTCCGACTCCGATATCGCCGCTGTCAACGCCCTGAACACTACCGTCTGTTGGTTGAGGAGGAAGTCCTCCAGAGCCTGCCATGCCGCTGGGTTGTCCAGTAGGGGTTTGAGATTGGTCAGGGGTTTGTGGTTGTTGCTGCTCATTTAAACCTCTTAGTATTTCTGCAAATATTTTTGCTTGGTTTTCATCATTAACAAGACTATCAGGATCAATATCCTGCGATATGGCAAGTTCTCTAATAAGATTTGGTATCTTAACAAAAGGAGCAAGCATAGGATTTGACACAGTCTGTAACAGTGCTGTTAATCTTTGACTTCTTACTTCTTTCTGCATAACAGCAGAAGTTCCTCTAGGTTTAATTTGTAAATCACCTACAATGTCAGGTGATCTTTCGTTAAACTGCATATTCCATTGAAAGTATGCTTCTCCCAATGGCTTGAGTAAATAATCATCTATATTCTTTATGACTGTTTTCAAAGATAAATTAGCTCCACCCATCAACATAGATAAACCTGCAGCCGTACGCCCTGTGCCACTAACACCAGTTTGTCCGTGCATAATAGAAGGTATACCTGTTTCTTCGTCAGCTAATTGTCTAGATATCTGATACATCTGTATGTTTTCAGGAGCAGTGTTTGGAAACTTAAGACCATTAATTGCTGTTCCTGTTACTCCAGACTGTCTTCGGAATATCTTTCCGGGAAAGATGTCCATGTTCTGTCCGGGAACTAGACTTGCTTCATCCACATCAAACACAAGATTACCTGCAAGTGCTAAGTTATCAATAGCCATTCTCATGTGACCATTCATAAGAAGCTGTGCATCTTCCATGTTTTCAGGAACACCTACGCCAAACATCTGATAAGGATTTATCTCGTATGGAAAAACATGAAAAGGTATTCTAGCAGGAGTAAACGGATTAAGTACAAATCTAATTACTTCGCCACCACACACCCATACATTAACTTGTAATTGTTGCATGTCAGACATACTATCATCTACTTCTCCACCTGCTTCGTCGATAAATGATCTGTCCATAACTCCCCAATATTCTAATACTTCATATCGGTTTGTGTTATAATTTGGCTCTGTCTCATCATCTCTGATAGTATCTTCGTAGTATTTATCTTGATAGTTTGCCCCTAGAGCAATAACATCTTCTATAGCTTCAATATTAAAATATGGATAGGTAGCAAGATTTCGTAACTGTTGCCGTGTCATACGATGTCTTTGAATTACGTATTCAGCATCATCAATATTTGTAGCTGAAGGATCAGGAAAAAAATCCCAACATGATACTGGTTGAATTTCTGGACATACCATATCATACGGAGTATATACTCTTTCTCCATCTTCACCTCTAGACCATTTATGAATCCTTTTGTTCTTCATCATAGGTCCTTTGATAATACCTGTTCCTAAAAGTATTTGTTCAAAGATTGATGTACGCAATACATTTACTGCATTTGTATCTAGTAACTGATCTTGTATTTCTTTCCCCATATTTAATGCCGCTTCTTGTGCAGGATTAATTTGTGGTTCTCCTAATTTAGCAGGACCTTCTTCTATAGGAGTATTTTCATACTTCTGTTCTAGACCTCCTAAAAAATCCATAGCTCCGGGTTGAACTTGTCTGCCATCACCATCAAACCCGTAGGGATCAGGTGGAGGTTGCATTGCATCATCTAGTGGAGTTTTAAGATGAGCAAACTCTGCTATGCCTTCTGGCACAGGAGTAGATTCAACACTAATCGGAAAGTTCTTGTTGGCAAATAAAATATCTGTTATTTGACCAAAAGAAGCAAGAACCTTAGTCTTTGTTATACGTACAAAAACTTGAGATTTTTCTGAAGAACGATATTGAGTGCTAGTGTCGTAGATACCTCTAAAATTCTTATATGCAGTGAGCCACCTTTGCTCATGGGTATACCTACCGTTTTCTGCACTTTCAAATTTAGATCGTACGTGACCAGCTATTCCCGGAAGGTTCTCTTCAGGGTTTTCTATTGCAGCTACCGTTTCATCAGGCGGCTGGAGAAAGTTGTCAGCCATATTAACTCCTAGCCAAAATAATTTTTATCGTCAGCCATTTTGAACAGAGATGCTTCTACTGTTGGTTTAGACTGTTTCTTTGGCATGTCAGATTGCAACTCATAATTACCTATCGTTGTGTCAAAGTCTTTACCTTCACGAGTTAATTGATTTGATCCCATTGGATCATCAACTGAAGTTTTATCAGAGTTCATTATATATGAAGCACCGTAGTTATA